CCTGAATTTATCCGCACAGGAAGCCGCAGCCCTCGGTTCTGTTTACATCAGCATGGGCAAGTCTGGTGAAGAGTCTGCCACCATCGTAGAGCGCATGGCCAAAACGCTGCGCAACTCCGACAAGTCCGCAGGGAAGATTTTTAAATCGGCTGGAGGTGGCTTGGCTGGATTGCTCATGGCTATTCGCAAAGGAGATCAAATGACTGGAGACAAGCGGTTCCAGTTTTTCAAAGAGTTTGGAGAGTACGGCATTGAAGTCGAGCAGCTCGCCAACAATTACAACAAGCTCTCCCAGACACTTGGATACGTGAGCAACTCCGGGAAATATGCCAACTCAGTTCAAAAAGAATTTGCCAACAGAGCCAACACCACAGCGTTTAAGCTCGCGCAGGCGCAGGCCAACGCGCAGGCATTCGCGATCGAAGTAGGCACCACATTGCTTCCTGTAATTACTGGCATCCTGAAACGAGTTACTCCGGTCATCAGGGCAATGACTACATGGGCCAATAAAAACCCAGTCGTCGTTGGCGCAATTGTAAGACTCGCGGCTGGGTTAGGGACTTTACTGTTGATCATTTCCGCAGTGTCTAAGGTCATGGCTATTTTCAACATGGTTCTTTATGCCAACCCAATTGTTTGGGTCATTGCCGGAATAATTGCCCTGGCCGCAGCCGTTTATTTGATCTATAAAAACTGGGGTAAAATCAGCGAGTTTTTTGGAAAAATATGGACTGGCATAAAGTTTGCCATGGGGGAGGCTTGGAACGCATTAAAAACAGTGGCCAGGAATTTTTACAATGCCGGAGCCAATATCGTAAAAATGATCGGGAAAGGTATCTGGGATTTTATTACTTTTCCAGTTCGAGCGATCAAGGCAGTAGCAAAAAAAATACGGGCTTACCTCCCATTCAGCCCGGCAAAAGAAGGGCCGCTTAAAACGCTGCACAAAGTCAGGATCGCTGAAACCATCGCGCAATCTATCAAGCCTGGCAAATTATCCAACGCGATGTCTAGTCTGGTGAGTCCGGTGCAGCAGGCTTTTTCTTTTTCAGGTGCTGGAGGTGGCGGTGGTGGTATTTCCATTAACTTTGCTCCTGTGGTCAACGTTGGAGCCGGAGGAGATACAGGCTCGGTAATGACCGGCCTGCGCCAATACGAGTCGCAATTGCTGGCCATGATCCGGGAGGCAATGCGCAAAGAAGATCGAACAAAATTTTAAGCCATGTATGCACAGCTGGGGGACATAGTCTTTGAAGGAGCCATGGGCTTCCAATCAATATCCAGGTCCAGGACCGGAACCAATAGTGAAGTGTCAATGATCGACGGTAAGCCCAGGCTGCAACGTAATGGAACGAGCCTGGAATCCGTGCAGATTGAAATGCGTTTACACATTGGATTTGGCGCAGGAAACCCCATCGACATTATTGATAAAATGCGTACTTGGCAAGACGAAGGACAGGTACTTCCTTTGATCGATGGCCAGGGGGAAGTGCTCGGAAACTACGTGCTGCAAAAAGTAGGGGACTCAACAGAAATCAGCAGCATTCAAGGTAAAATGATTTCGGCAAATGTATCGATCGATCTTTTGGAGTTTTACGATCCCAACCCAGATGTTACCGCAAAACGTGCTGCTATTCAAAAAGGGTTTGCCACCAATCCCCTTAAAGTTATTCCGGTGAGAGTGACCCGGGTTGCAACTACTCCGGCAGCCATGGCCAGCCTCGAGGGAAAATCCTCGATCGCCAACGCTTCTGGATCGGCTGCAGATATTCGTGCAGTGGTGGATCAGCCCAGCAAAAAGGATTCGTTTTTTCAGTCTGCCAAGGTAAAAGCCCAGGCATCAAGAGCCGATATCCAGAAAGTTTTGGATCGAATCAACGAGGTAGAAAGCATCGCGGAAAAAGCTCCGGCCCTACTGGCCGCTGCCGAATCCATGCGCGACAATGCCGATTTAATGATCACTCGGATAGAGGAGGGAGACTTAACCAATGCGCTCACCCAGTCGTCAGCGCTTTTAGATTCATCCACAGGTTTAGGTAATGCACTGCTGCCCCTGGACCTATCATTAATACTTAGGGAGGCATGACAACCGAATACATCACCATCCAAGGAGACCGTTTGGATACCATCGCCACAAAAGCGTATGGTGATCCGTTCGAGTGGGCATCCATTTTGGACACCAACCCATCGCTCCCAATTATCGGGGAGTACCCGGCTGGCATTCGCATTCTACTGCCAGTCAAAGAAAACGTGGACTTGGTTTCTCAAGATTTGGTGCCAGCCTGGAAAAAGTAAAACATGCAAAGCAGAATCGCGAATAAGCAGATACTCTACACCAACAAGGACATCACCACCGATGTCACTCCTTACCTGCGCTCGCTCGAGTACGAGGACAACGTGCACGGGAAGGCTGACACTATTGATATTGCTTTCGACGATTCGGACATGATTTGGCAGACAACGTGGTACCCAGAGATGGGCGCAAAGTTGCAGGTTAAAATTGGATACGATACCCTGGTGGACTGCGGTGTTTTTGAAATTGATGAAATCGATTTTAGTGCGAATCCCGATACCGTTACGATCCGGGCTATTTCGGCTCCGGTTTCAAAAGCCCTCCGGACCAAGCGCAGCCAGGGGTACGAGAAACAAACTTTGTCCCGGGTGGTAAACCAAATCGCCAGGCGTCACAGTTTGACCCAGTTGGGTACCATCATCGATGTAAGCTTTAATCGGATCACCCAGCGCAAAGAATCAGACCTCACCTTCCTTTCCCGGCTTGCGACTCAGTATGGGCACGTTTTCTCCGTACGTGGGACCATTATGGTTTTTGACTCCATTTACGATCTTGAAGCTAAAAACCCGGTGGGAGTTTTGGGCAGAGCCGAGATCGCATCATTTAATGTCCGGGATAAACTCACCCAGGTTTTCAAAAAATCCCGGTCCAGGTATCACAATCCAAAAAATGGCCAATTTGTTTCTTCGGAGCAAGAAGGCAATGCAGAGTCTGCTGATGATTACGAAGTCTGGATTAAAACCGAAGATGCCCAGCAAGCGGAGTCGGTGGCCAAGGCAAAACTTCACGGCAAAAACTCATTTAAAGCGGAGGGCAGTTTGACGGTAGAAGGGACTCCTTTCGTCCTGGCCGGAAACAACATCCAAATAAATGGATTTGGAAAATTGAGTGGAATTTATCACATTGTATCTTCGCATCATTCAATATCCGATCGCGGCTACAGCACCTCGGCTCAAATCAAAAAAGTTCAAGAGGTATCTTCCGATGATCAAAAGCCATCCATCTTGAGAAATAAATTTGATTTTGTAAAATGATAAAGTACGGATTTGTAAGCAGCATCGACGAGAACCTGTGCCGAGTCCGGGTCAACTTCCCAGACGAGGACATCCCATCGCCATGGATGCCTATTGTCCTGGCTGGAGTTTTGATCGACAAGCACTACCACCTCCCCGGCATAAATACCCACGTTTGCTGCCTTATGGATCCAGATTTTGAAAACGGAGTGGTGCTCGGTGCAATTTATGATTCAAGCAATCCGGCCCCTTCTGGATCAAATAAATCAAAAACGCTGGTTCAATTTTCGGATGGATCACTTGTTCAGTATTCCACCCAAAATTCAGAACTTAAAATCCAGGTTGGAACGGCAACGATCGAAATCAATTTGACCGGGATCGACATTTCAAAGGGGGGAGAGTCACTAAAGGCCATCCTCTCCGATATGCTTACCCAAATGCAAGCCGAAACGCACACCAGCTCGGCTCCTGGTTCTCCTACCTCACCACCGCTTAACCTGGCTGCGTATGTGCTTATTCAGGCAAGGCTTAACAACCTATTCCAGCCATGACCATAGACCAAATTACAGGAGGCGATTGGCAGATAGGATTGTCCGGTTTAGGGATGATAGCTGAAGGTGTGGATGACATCAACCAGTGCCTTCAAATCATTTTACTTACTGTCCCTGGCTCCGATCCATTGCGCCCTGACTTTGGTGCTGGTGTTTTCAACCTGGTAGATTTGCCTGTGAATTTGGCGTTGGTGAAAATAAATGCGGAGGTTGTTTCGGCAATCACTAAATGGGAGTCCCGTGTCGTTATTGACCGGGTGCAGTCCTTTTACCGCGATGGCCAGATTGAAGTTGAAATTTACTGGAGTGCTCCGGCCTATTCAAGCGGGTTCCTTTCAGTTGGGTTTACCTCCTCCGGCACCACTGGATCGGGCACGGCTTTATCATCCGCAGCAGTAATAAATCCAGTCACTCAACCACTGATCCGCAGGCTAGATTGGCAGCTCGGTTTTGCCTATGGCTCAATTGCCCAAGGCATAAACGACCTCAATCAATGCATCCTGATCATTGCAAACACAGTCAAAGGTTCCGATCCTTTTAGACCGGATTTTGGTTGTGGATTATGGGATTATGTTGATATGCCCATCCAAGTGGCTGCGCCTCTTATGGCTGCATCCATTCGCCAGGCGGTGACCAGATACGAAAAAAGAATCTATCTGCTCAAGGTTTCGTACTACTATGAAAACCAAAATGGAGACGGGTTTTATTCGGGCATCGTTTTTTCATTATCTTACAGGCTGATTGGAGGAGAAACTACAAACCAAGCCGAGTTGTTATTCGGTTTTGCTGAAGATGAATTACTCGCTGGCTCCAATCCTGTAGTGCCAATATTGACAATCAGAGTCCTTGGAACGGAAGATGACAAAGCCATCGGAACCGAGGATGAAAAATACATCGAAGTATGACACCTCCATCTTTTGTAAACCTGGATGGCGCAGCATTGTTGGCAGAAAACATTGCAGCCTATGAAACGCTGACCGGGAGAACGCTGCAACCTGCGCAAGCGGAAATGCTGCTGATCAATGCATTTACGGAGATTCAGCTTCGAACATTGTACAAGGTTCAAAGCGCATGCACTCAAATGCTTGTAGCTTTTGCGACGGCTCCTGCGCTGGATGAGCTGGGGAAATTGGTTGGAGTCTCACGGCTCCCAGCGTCGGGGGCAGTTGTCACGATTACATTTGACATTGTCAGTGGCCATGGTGGCGTTTTGATCCCTTCAGGAACCAGGGTGCAATCAAATGACGGGAAGGTTGTTTTTTCAGTCATCGAAAACACATCGGTGGCCATCGGGGAAACCACTGCGGAGGTTGAGTGCATTTGCCAGAACATTGGAACCATCGGGAACGGTTATGCCATTGGAAACATCGAAGAAATTATCGATCCACTTTCGTTTGTGACCGCAGCTTCGAATTCAACCGTTTCATCAGGAGGTGCCGATGCGGAAACTGATGAAGAGCTTCGCAGCCGGATTATTTTGGCTCCAAGCCGTTACTCCGTCGCTGGTCCCCGAGATGCTTACAAATTCTTTGCAAAGTCGGCCAGCTCGGTTATTATCGATGTGGCGGTGGCAGCAACCAGCCCGGGCACCGTTGGCGTTTACCCGCTGGTGGCTGGTGGCGTTACACCTCCGGAGGTTTTGACCCTGGTTGAAACTGCGCTAAACGACGACTCTGTCCGGCCATTAACCGACACTGTTGTGGTCGAAGCTCCAACTGTGATCGATTACGACATCGAAATTGATGTGGAGACTTATGAAAATGCAGAGGTTGGCACCGTTGAGGACGCTATCAACGCGGCGCTGGAGGCCTACGCTGAAACGAAAGCAGCCTCGATGGGGCAAGACATCATCCTCGCGCAAATCATCGCCAAGGCGGCAAGCATTGACGGTGTTTACAACGTATCGGTAACAAGTCCATCCGCAGATTTGGTAATTGCATTTAATGAAGTCCCAATCGTGGGCACCATCACGGTGAACATTACGGGAGAAAACGAAGGATAAGATGGCACTCGCGAGCGTACTCCAGGCAATCCCACATCTAAAGGCATTCGAAACGATGGCCGAGCAAAGGTTTGCTGCTATTGATTTATCGGTGCTGGCTATGTATTACATCACTTTGGTTCCTGCGGCTGCGCTTCCGTACTTGGCCATGCAACTTGACGTGCTGGGTTGGAAGGGGTGGCTCTTTGCCACAACCGAAGATCAAAAACGGGACCTACTCCGAAAAGCAATCGAGCTGCATAGAAAAAAAGGCACCCCCTGGGCCATCCGAGAAGCCCTTAAATCCGTTGGGTTCCTGGGTGCCGACATTATCCCGCAGGCTGGCATTGTCCACGACGGCTCCATTGATTATGATGGATCGGAAACTTACTCAGGCGGTTTTTGGGCAAACTTCTTGGTTCGTGTACATGTGCCTGAGTTTTATACCCCAACAGCAGAGGATATTGAAACGGCTGAACGGATCATTGAAGAATACAAAAACGAACGATCTTTTTTAACCGCAATCGAATGGGTTGAGGACCCAGCATAAAATAAAGTGCTATGCCAACATTCACGGAAAGCTCAGTCTATACCAGCGCAATCAATCGGATCGCAACAACCGATCCGGTTTTAGGAGGCGCAGCCGATGCCCCTGCAAATAAAGCGGCGGGTGAGTTGGCCAATCGTACCAAATACCTGAAAGATAGAATGGACACGGCTGGATTTCCAGCAAGTAAGGTTTTGTCATCGGGGGATTTGAACTCGATCACAAACTCCGGGCTGTACTATGTCCAAAGCGGAGTTTCTGCAAATAAACCAGGCAGCAGCGGCCAGGGATGGATGTGGGTGGTAAACAACGGGTCGACCCTTTGTTCTCAATTCTATTTAGACTTTGGGAATAATGACCTGTACATGCGCAGGATCACAACAGGCCCCACGTACAATGCTTGGGTTCGTTTGAAATTAGACTCTGGCAATGACTTGGACGTGGAGTTTTTGCAGGATCAGGTTAAGTCGATGCTGGATGGCGCAAGCGAGCCATCGGTTATCATCTCCGGCATGATCCCGTTCAACATCAATACAGGTTCCAGTACTTTGGAAATTTCATCCGGTGTCGGATTGATTGACGGAGAATTTGTGGAGCCAGTAGCGTACTCGGGTGCCTACCCTGTTTATTTGAAACCGGATGGGACATACACCACCGTTCAGCCTGGATCGGGTACTTACATCACCTTCAACCCTTACACATCCCAGTACTATGCGGATGTGTTGCGCAGGAGCATGAGCTATGTAGGTGAGGTTCGGATGACTGTTGAGGCTAACGATTTAGATAAATTTGACGGCACCGGCCTTGGCAAATGGGTAATGAATGGATGGGCTATCTGTAACGGAGCCAACGGAACTGTCGACCTTCGCTCCAAGTTTTTGGTTGGCCAGCACCCAGGCGTTGCAGATTACAACGACATCGGCGATACTGGTGGTGCTGCTTCCGTTGCGCTTGATATTGAAAACCTGCCATCGACTCCAACGGATACCACGATTTCAAGTGAGTTTTATGGATTGATCAAGCGATCCAATACTGGGCAAAACGTAACCTCTGCGGCAACTGATACTTCAGGATCAGGTACGGAGCCAAATATCGTGGCTACTCCTCTTGAGTTTCCATATGCTGACGCCAACGATGTCCCACACGAAAATAGGCCACCATGGTACACGGTGGCCTATATGCAACGGATTTAAAAGATGGTGTGTTTTTTATGAAGGGGTGGCTTCGGCTGC